GCAACGCTTTACTCTGCCGAGGAACCTAACCGGTTAAGAGGACCGCAGCACGAGTTCATGTGGTGCGACGAATTGGCGGCATGGAAATATCCTGAAACTTGGGATATGGCGCTTTTTGGGTTGAGATTGGGAGACCACCCCCGCGCCTGCATTACTACTACCCCTCGCCCGACGAAACTGGTAAAAGGAGTCATGAAAGACCCATCATGTGTAGTTGTTCGTGGGTCTACCTATGAGAACCGGGATAACTTGGCTCCATCCTTTTTTGAGACGATTATCAAGAAGTATGAAGGAACACGGTTAGGAAGACAGGAACTAAACGCTGAAATACTTGAGGATGTTGATGGCGCATTGTGGACCCGTGATATGATAGATCGATGCCGTATAATGCGTGATGACATTCCTGAAATTGTGAGAATTGTTGTTGCTATTGATCCAGCAGTAACATCTGGAGAAGATTCAGCGGAAACTGGTATAATAGTGGTAGGACTCGGAAAAGATGGGTTTGGATATGTCATACAGGACTGTTCACTAACGGCTTCACCCCTGGGATGGGCTACCAAAGGAGTAATGGCATATAAAAAACATATCGCAGATAGAATAATTGGTGAGGCTAACAACGGAGGGGATCTAATCGAGACTATTATCAGAAGTGTTGACCCATCTGTATCATATAAAAAAGTGTATGCATCTCACGGAAAAACCATCAGAGCAGAACCAATTGCTGCATTATATGAACAAGGACGAATTAGGCATGTTGGTTCTTTCCCAGAATTGGAAGATCAACTATGCGAGTGGGTTCAGGGAGATAAATCCCCCGACCGGTTAGATGCTTTGGTATGGGGTCTCACTGAAATAATGCCAATTGGTTCTGATGATTCCCGGTTTATGATGAGTATGAGGTGATAATGCCAATTATACGAAAACTTACAAGTTATTTCTCAAAAGACGTATCAAAACAGGTTAAACCAGTAACATACGCAGAAACCGCAGGAGGGGCACAAAAACTGTTTGCACCGTTTAACCAAGGGCGCCAATTAGTTGAAAAGTTTATTACTATTTATGAACAAGGAGGGATGATATCGGAAGCCGTTGATTTGTATCCTTTGTTTATGTTCTCAAAAGGCTACTCATTTGAAGGTGAACCTCGGGCAATTGATGCATGTAAAACCTTTATGGAAGGGTTTGATTTCGAGCAGTCATTTAATCTTGCAGTAACGAGTCCTCTGGTATGCGGAGATGGATATCAGGAAATTGTAAGAGGGGGAAGTAATGCACCATTGGGATTGTTATACAGAGACCCGTGCAATTTCAGCATAAAATACGACAAGTATGGATTAGTAGACGGGTATGTTCAAACGACCAAATCGGGAATTGTGTTCAACAAAACTATAGATTTGAAAGAAGAGTGGATTTTTCATACCCAGTTGATACCCAGCCTAAAAGAGGGGAAAGGAACAAGCCTGATTCAGCGGGCGTATGATGATATCATGCGAGATGTTAAAATCGCAGAAGGGTCAGCAACCGCAATCGAACGGCATGGAACACCTAAATGGTGGGCACGTGTAGGAGTAGCAGGAGAAACCGTATCTCAAGGCGTTCTCGATGCCATATGCCGTAAACTTGAAGAGTTAAACTCTAAAAACGATATTGCTACTCAATACGACACAGATATAAGAATGCTCGATTCTTCCGGGGTTAACAATATCCAGTCGTATCAAGACTTTTCATTGATGCGTGTCTGTGGGGCAATGGGGGTTCCGGGAG